GGAGGGCACCCGCGAGGCGGCGGTGGTGCTGGTGCGCTGACCGGAAGGGCCAAAAAAAGGGGCGGTCTCGAACGACCGCCCCGATTGGCCCGTGCGGGCAACCTGGCTCAGGCTCAGGATCAGGCGGCCTCGCGGCGGCGCAGGAGGCCAAGGCCGGCCAGACCAAGCCCGAGCAGGGCCATGCCGGCCGGTTCCGGGACTTGGGCCGGATCTCGATAGATCACCTGCGCGGACGGAAAGTCACCCGACGCCGAAGCGAAGGTGTACCCGCGCGGCAGCACCACGCTGAGGAAGGCCGTGTTGCCGAATTCGGCCAGAATGGAAGTGTTGAGCGTCGCGGAATCGAGCGCAACCTGGGCGCGCAGGAGCGCTTCCCATTCGAAAACCGTGTCCGCGACGTCGCTCAGGTCAATCTCGAGGACCAGAGAGGCGGTGATATCGCCCGTCTCGGCGACCGCATAGGTCCAGCCCTCGGTTAGCGCCCAGGACGCCACGATGTCTTCGTTGGAATGCTGGGCCACGCCCGCCTGTCCCAGCCTCATCGCCGTGCGCTGGGCGTCGAGCGCCAGGAAGGCCTCCAGATAACTGTCGTAACCGCCCCAGGTGGCGCTGTCGGAGGGGTCGAGAGACCCGATCTGCTCCACGATGTCGAACGAGCCGGCGCTCCATGCCTGGAGGCTGGCAGTGAAGCCAAAGGCGTTATAGGCGGCGGGAATGAACCCGAACTGGAGGAAGGTTGAGTCCAGATCCACATCCCCGGATGTCTGGAACGTGCCCGAGACATCCAGTTTCAGCAGCGCCTTCGCGCCCGGGGCAGCAGCACCGGCATCCGCCAGGCTGATGATGAACGTATCGCCAAACCGGGCCTCGGCTGTTTGCTCATGGGATCGTTCGCCGGGGGCCAGAACCGGGCCTGACAAAGGCTCCCGGTTTGCGACGAAGGCGGACGCCCGCAGTGCGCCCTCGGCGAGATTGGCGGTGGCAGAGCCGACGAAATCGGCGTCCTGCAACGTGTCTGTGCCACCCCACGTAAACGTGCCGGACGAAACAGCGGTTGCACTGGCGACACTCTCATTGGGGCCGCCATACGTGAGGTTCGCGCGGGAACCATAGGTCTGCGCCTGCGCCAGATGGGTGACCGGTGTGGCAAGAGCCGGAGCGGTGAGGGCGGCGCAACAGGCAACGGCGGCCGCGAGTGCGGACCCCCGGAGGGTCCTTCCACGTGGCGTTCGTACGAATGGAAGTCTTTCGATCGAGGGCCTTTTTGAGGGCATGGCATCTCTCCCCGGTTGTCGGAAAAGGCGTGACGCGCTTTCGAGGCAAGACCCATGCCAGTTGGAATTATAATAGTAGTATCAATTAGTTATAATATTTTAATTTATCCTAACGAAATTATTTGTAAAAATTTCCAACAACCTATCCAGGTAGGAAAAAAGTTGCGCGATGTGCCTCGGTGCCCCCGCGCGGGACGCGCGTCGGGGCAGGGCGGCGGATGCGGGATGCTTTGGGGACCCGTCCGCCAAAGGGCCGATACGCATGCCCCTCTGCTCTGCATTCGGGAAATAGCGCTTGACCGCCAAGCCGCGCAGAAACTAAGGGAGGCGACGCGCAGGGGCGGTTAGCTCAGTTGGTAGAGCATCTCGCTTACACGGTGGCGCGAATTTTTCCACTAAATAGTTGATTCTCAAGAGATATTCTTGAAGCGCGCTTCCGGTATTTCGGGAGTATTTCGGGACTCTGCCTCGCCGCGCTCCATGGCCATCATCGCCTCATAGACCTCGTCTTCGGTGGCGTGGGCATATTTCACGGTCGTCTTGATGTTGGTGTGGTCCAGTAGCAGCTGGGCGTGACGCAGGTTGCGCGAGGAGCGCAGCAGGCGCGTGGCGGCTGTGTGCCGGAGGTCATGGATGCGGAAGTCGTCGATGCCAGCCTCGGCGCATGCCTGGGCATGGGCCTTGCGCAGTACGGTTGGGGTCAGCGGATAGCGCTCACCTTTGACGCGGGGCACTTTGGCCTTGGGGCCGCGAGCTTGGGTTTTTTCGCAGATGTAGGTGAATGCGAAGGGGCCGACTCGGGGCTGTCGTGCCAGCAGCGCAACCTCGTCCGGTGTCAGGCGCTTTGTGACGCGGCGAGGGGCTTCGCCTTGCCGCCGCTTGAGGGTGTACGTGATCAGTCCGCGCTGCAGGTCCAGATCGGCCCACCGTAGCCCCATGAGGCCGGCACGCCGGATGCCGCGTTTGATGGCGAATCGGAAGAAGTCGACCAGATCTGGTCGCATGGCGTTGAAATACCGCTGCTCCTCTTCGGGCGTCATCTCGCGGACCCGCTCTGGGCTGCGCGCATAGAACAGGGAGGTCCAAAGCGGCATATCTCCCACATCTCGGCCGAGGACTCGCGCTGCATAGCGCCACAGGGCGCGGATCACCTCCAGTTCGCGATTTACAGACGAATCAGAGACGCTGGCCCGGCGGGTCGCAGCGACTCGGGCGATGTCGGCTGTCGTGATCTCGCGCAGCAAGTTGGTGCGGCCAAGCGCCTCCACCCATAGCGCAAGGATATATTCCGTGGTGGAAGCGCTCGCCTGGTGTTGAGCGACGTTGATCCAATAGAGGCCTGCGGCGTCATCAAGAGAGATCGACGGCTTTGCCTCTGGCAAAGCCGCCTCTCTCCGTTTCATGGCTTCGTACTGCCGGGCGTCCGTTTTCGACATGCAGCCTGTAGAGCCGTAAAAGCGACGACCTTTGAACTGGAAGTCGTAGTGCCAGTACGGCGAGCCTTTTGGCTTGTAGAGCGACACGGAGCGGCCTCTCGAGTCCCACGTTGCTTGTATTCGTCCAGATCGACTGGCTTGAAAGCGATTCGCCGGGGGCTGACCTGTACGTACCTGATGAGCCCTCGGGCGACAATTCTGCGTAGCGTACGCTCGCTGATGGTCAGCTCGCAAGCTGCCTGCTTGTAGGTCAACAACAGCTCTCTACTCATGCCGTTTCCCTTGCGGCCTCCAGATGGTCTTCGGCCCATCCGTCCATGAGGTCGCCCAGGCTCCGAGGCTCAGGCGTTTCGGACAGCCAGTATTCCCATCCGCTCAGGCCGGCGCGCGGTGCCCGCGCGGCAGGCGTGATGCCGACCACATGCAGGGTGGCGCCTTGCCATTCGCCGCGCCACTCGGCCGGCGCGCGCTCCTGGTCAACTTTGACCATGTCGCCGATGGAGAAACGAGGGCGCACGTTCATGCTGCGGTCCTTCCCTCGATCAGGCCGGCGTCATTGGCAGCGGTGCGGGTGGCCATGCGCAGCAGGCCTGGTGCGAGATCCGCATGGACGCGTACCGGGTGGGTGATGCCCTCGATGTCGGCCCACTCCCGGGGAGTCTTGTCGTCGTAGAGGACATGGGTCTCATGGATGACCCTGGCATCGAGCCAGAGGCCGTCCGGGCGCTGCTCGAGCAGCAGTTGCACGCCGAACCGGGCCACAGGCATTGCCTTCAGGATCGGACTGCAATTCAGGCCGCCGCGCGCAGGAAAGTTACTGCTGCGCTCGGCCGCATAGCGCCACTCGAAGATCCCAGGCTCTGCCTCTCGGCCGACGACCGCTACCATTTGGGTTTGCGGTGCATCGTACTGATCGATGATGACCAGGCGCGGGCTGGTGAGGGGGAGGAGGCTCATGCTGAGGCCTCCTCGCAGGCGGCCGCCTTCTGGCGCGGCGTCAGGCTCTCCCGGATCTTGCGGGCGCAGGTCAGCGCCAGCTCCTGCTGGCGGCGCGAGGCGAGTGCAAAGGGCGCGGCATAGATGGTCTGGGTGATCTGATCGGCGATCAGTTCCAACTCGGCGCTGGCCGGTGAAACGGTCATGTCGGTATCCTCCAGGCAATCGGGGAAAGGGGCAGGGTGCGGGACCGCTGCCACCCCTCCGGGAGCCAGGCATGGGTCAAGAACCCCTGCCGGTTGTGCTTCAGGATGAGGCGGCCGGTCGCACCGCAACCGGCACAGCGGACACGGGTGAAATCCGAGGAACAGGTCACGGCAGGTGCTTTCGGATGATGACCACCGGAGGCAGCTGGGTGAGGGCCGCTTGCACGATCTCCGTTGCCATCTCGGCGGTCATCAGGCGCAGCATGGTCTCGCACCAGACCTCGATCGGCAGGCCGTTGTGGTGCGAGGCCTCGCCCCAAGAGTAGGTGACCTCCACCCTGGTGCGGTCGGCGAACCAGCCGATGATCGTCAGGGCCGGGTGCTGCGCGTCATCGTGATCGAGCATCGCGCTGATGAGCAGACCGTTTGGTCCGGGAAAGGTACGGGTGCTGGTCATGAGAACTTCCTCTCGAGCAGGACAGCGACGGTGATGGCGATACCGAGCGCGCACTTCATGGGAAGATCGCGTCCTCGTGCCGGCTCACGCCGCAGGCGAATGGTGATGGCTGGAGCGTCGAGCTTCGGAATGGCGGTGTCGCGCTCGAGCTGTCGGCGGGCGTGGTAGATGTGGAAGGGCTCGCGCATCATTCGGCCATCCCCAGCGCAGCGGCGTAGGTTTCCAGCAGGGCTTCTGCTTCCTGGCGCTTGTGCTGATCCATGCCGCGCAGCTTGATGATCTGGCGCATGGTCTTCACGTCGAAGCCCTGCGCCTTGGCTTCGGCGAATACCTCGCGGATGTCCTCAAGGAGGGTGCGTTTCTCCTCCTCGAGGCGTTCGACGCGCTCGATCAGCTGCCGGAGCAGGTTTGCGGCGACGACTTCGCCGCCCTCCGACTGGACGATGGTTTCGGTCTGGATGGGGTCGGGCCGGGCTGACTTGCCCTTCTTCGTCGCCGCAGGGACCAGGCGGCAGACCAGGCGGAAACCGCCATGCCCATCTGGCTCTTCAATGTACTTCTCGATCATGGCTGACATGGAAAGGTCTCCATCAACGGCCCTGCTGGGGGCGCTCGAAGCACCAGCAGAGGACGGTTTTTCCGGTGATTGAATTGACGGGCTTCACGCCGAGGAACTTGCGGCTCTTGCTGGACTTCAGCAGGCGCTTCAGTTCGGTCATCGGCGGAATTGAAAGGCGCAGGTCGCCGCACTTCTGCTCGAACTGCACAAGGTTGATCGCGATCATGTCGTCGCGGCGGCTGTGGTTGATCGGGGCCAAGGTTTCGGGAAGCTGGTTGACCTCCAGCCAGTCGAACCTCTCCCAGAAGAGTTCGACATGCGGGTGGTCGCTCTCCACTGCCCGCTGCCGCTCGATCAGCATTTGGCGGATCAGTTCGTGGGCAGCGTCTACGTCGCGGTCGTGCAGGTTGGTGATGACGACGCGCATGGCGTCAAGCATTCCAGCCAGCTGGGCGTGGTTCTTGGCCAGTCGTCCATTGCGGACGAGGCTCAGCATGTCCAACTCGTGCCGGGCGAAGCGCTGGCGGTAGACCTCCATCACTTTCTGCTCGGCCCTGGTGGCGTGTACGATGAAGCCTGAGAGCTGCTCCATCGGCATGCGTGCCAGCTGGTTGGCGGCAGTCTTGGTATCGGGGCCCCACCCAGACTTGTCGAAATGCAGCCCCATGATGCGCTCGCGCAGCGCGGGGGAAGCCTCCACCGGGTCATTCTGGACGATGGCGATGGCGGCCCGGAACGGCGGCTCGAAGGTTTCCATGCCCGCATTGGCGATAGCCCGGGTGCGGACAGCGCGGCCGTTATAGGCGGTTTTCAGCTCGTCCCATTCAAAGCGCCGGGCATGAGGCGTGTCCTGGTTGCGGTCGCCCTCGATGAGCACGACGGGCATGTTCGCAACCTGACCCAGCGTGCGGGCAATACCGGCGCTGGTCGCCTTGGTCGGGTCGAAACCCTCGTAGTTGGCGCGGCCGAACAGATTCCAGAGAAACTCGATGATGGTGGTCTTGCCGGTGCCCGGCGGGCCGGTCATTTCGAGGAAGCCGAGGCTGTCCTGCTCGGCGCGCAGCTGCTCGGCGAACAGGGACATGAACCAGAACGCGAGGGTGACCAACCCCTTAGGGCCATAAGCCGTGACCAGGTGTGGCACCCATTGGAGCGGCAATTCGTCCGGGTTGTAGTTGATGTTCAGGATGCGCTCGGCCGTGCGGAGTTTCACGGCGCGCTTCGAGAGCTCGAAGTAGTCCTCGGCATTGGGATAGCAGACCCGCCCCTTGTGAACGGCGATGTCGCCGAAGATGTAGGCCTCGTGCTCGATGGAATAGCCGGTGAACGGGATCGCCTCGACAACCCGGATATTGGCCCACTGGCGCTGCATCAGACGGTCCAGCTGCTGCGTGGTGCCGGTCCATTGGGCGCCGGGAGCGACCGCAGCCAGCTTCTTCTTGAACTCTGAGCCAGCCGTCAGAGCGGCGCCGGGGAAGGCGGCCTTCACCGTCTCGCGGGCCGGGAAGTCGATGCGGACGTAGTAGGCGCCCTCGTCGATGTTCGGGTCACGCTGGTAATAGAGCGTGCGGAAGGTGCAGTTGGCGATCTCGGTGATCTCCATCGACTGCTCCTCCGCCATCTTCCGCAGCTCTGGCTGGGGCAGGTGGGCGTAATGCGGGTCAGAGGCGAGGGCGGTGAAGATCTCGTTGGCCTTGTCGGCCGAGGTCTTGGCCCAGTACAGGCGGCCGCCGAAGGTGACTGGAAACTGGGTGTAACGGTGGCGCTGGAAGATGAGGTTGGCCTTGGCCACGGCGCTTGGTGCGATCGTGACCTCGCCGTTCCAGCGGTACTCCTCGATCTGCTCAGGGCCGAGCCGGTCACGCTGCAGCAGGTCGTTCCAGTCCAGCTTTTCGCCTTCGCCATCGGGCAGCACCTGAGCTGCGCCGCAGGTCCAGCCTTCCTCGCGGGCGCGGGCGACGAACTTGCGGGTGTACTCGACGCCGGCCCGGCCGACATCGAAAGCCCAGATCAGCTTGGGGCCGGCCTTGCCCAGGTCGGCTGCTGCGCGGCGCAGATCGGCCAGAGCGTACTCCGGGTAGTTGTTGCAGGACATGAGGGAGACTGCCGGCAGGCCGGCTTGGGCGAGCGCGGCAGCATCAAAGATGCCCTCGGCCAGCCAGATCTCGTCCGCTTGGGAGAGGTCGGTGATCGTCACGCCCGGCATGGTCCACCAGTGGCCGCGATAGCTCCGGCCAGGCGCGAAACGGGCTTTCTTGTCGAACCGGCTGGGTTGGTCGATCAGGCGTTCCCACCAGCCACCCCCAGGCAAGGCAAACCGAACGGTGGCTGAGCCGATCCGGCGGCCGGAATCGTAGTAGGTCTCTTGGGTGTACGCACCCTTCAGGCGGCTGATGTCGAGGCCCCGAGCGTATTGCAGGTAGGCATCAGCCGCAGCAGCCGGATTGGCCTCGGTCGGCTTGAAGCGCCGGGACCAGTCCTCGAACAGATCCGCATAGAGGTCTTTGACATGGCCTTCCCAAGCGCATTTGTCGAGGCGGCCGCAGCGCACCACCCATGGGCGCTCGGTATGGGCGTACAGCTCGCGCTGGCCGCATTGCGGGCACTTGCCTTCGCGCAGCCACTCGCCACGCTCGCGGAAATGATAGTCCGCGATCAGGCGGCGGCGCACATCTTGAAGGAGATCGTCACGCATTATGGAGTCGCTTTGGGCAAGGTTTGTCCGTTCCCGGCCACAGGAGTGGTCGGGCTGATGGTCGGGTGAGGGGCATCAGAAAGGGTGGTGCTGACCTTATCAGCCGTAGCTGCTCAGGCCGGCGCTGGCCGCAGGTGGCAACGGTTCTGGCTGGTCGTCGTTCGCCGGTGGCGGCGTACGGTCGTTGGCGGGGCGGTAGCTGGTGATTGGCAGCTGAACCTCGGGATTGGGCATGGCCGATGGGCGAATGGTACGCAGGATCTCCATGCCAACAACAAAGACATGTCCGCAGGACAGCGCTTCCCGGCAGTAGTAATAGACCTCGCGGTACGTCGTGTCTGTTTTGCCTCCGGTGCGGGCGAAGGCTTGGCTGCCGCAGTGCGGGCAGCGAATGTGGGGCAGGCGCGGGGCGGAGCGTTTCATCAGGCGGCTTCCTTTTCCGGGCGTTTGTGATCCAGTCCGAGGGCAACGAGGCTTTTGTTCAGGGCATCGACGGCCTCGAGGATCTCGGCGGCCGCCCGTGCCTTGTCGTTCGGGCTGGCAAGGGGCGAGGAGGCAAGGACCAGGGCGTGCATGGCCTCGCCGGTTTCCTTGGCGGCAGTTGCGGTCGTGCGGATGAGGCAGGGCTGGTGCAGGCGTGCCCGTTCGGCTTCCTGGTCGAGCTGGAGTGAATAGGCGTCGAACAGCGGCGTGCCGACGCCGCCCGCT